GAATATAATCCTCAAATCTACAAGTTCTCTATATCTACCATTACTTCTTAAGTTATGATGTTTACCAAATTTATAGGGAAACCTATGGGTAAAATGCTGTTCAAGTTCGTTCAAACTCATGATACTTATAACAGAATCATTTTGAATCACTTGTGTGCTCACTATGGGATAATACCCCAATCTTCTATAAAAGGTCTTTCTGAAGTTGTTAATGAGTCTTTTTTCAACTTCTTCTTTTTTACTGTACTTTATCATGATTAATTTATTTAGGGGAACAAATATATGGATTTTACTTAAAAAAAGTGTATATTATATTGTAAATAATGGTGAAGATTAAAATTTAAAAGTTATGTCTCCTACAACTTCTAAAACAGAGAGAGTAATGAATCAAATTAAGTTGTGGCTATTTCCTGCTTTAGTAAGTATCTTGGCCGCTATAATATATAAAGAAGTGTTGGAGATAAGATCTGATGTCAAGGCTCTTTTGGCTCAGTCTAATGTGGACAAAACTAAGATTGAACAACTTCAAAAACAAGTGGAGCTGTTAAATAATGTTGTTTTCTTAAAGAAGATGACATCTAAAGTGGCTTTATCAGAAGGTTTGCAATATGATAAGTTCTTCAAACATGAAGACTATTTTGATATTAATGAAAAAATTATAACTGAAAAGATATGAATCCCATAAGCTCTGATATATTTGGTAGACTTGATTGGTTAACTAAAAGAATTAAAAATCTTTATGGTGCTATTGGTCTTACTAATCAAAATATTGCTCAAGCAGCTATAGATAATCCACCATATTTTGAAGTGACATGGGATAGTTCTATTTATTTTTGGACTAAACTTTCATTTGCTAATTCTGACATGGGTTCAAATTTTACATCAATGATTAATGTTGGAAACACTCAAAGATTTTATGGTGGTTCTAATATTATATTATCAAATCCAGCTTGTAATTGGAGTAGTTCATATGCTAATTATCAGTTTTTAGTTAGTATTAATGATATGGGAGGAGTTATTACACAAGTAGGTCCTAATATTTTTGAAAATTGTTTTGCATTACAATATTTGAATTTACCTAAAGCACAAATAACAGGACAACAAGCAATTAAAAGTTGTAATACTTTACAATATGTAAATATCCCTAGTACTACATATTTACCTGATGAATGTTTTAATTCAGCTACTTTAAGCAATCTTAATATTAATAAATGTACTAGTTTAGGAACTAATGTATTCTTAAATGTTAGTGGAAATAGTATTACAATTACATTACCAGCTGCTTTAGCAACAGATCCTCAAATAGTGGGGTTATCTCCAGCTAACACTGTAACACTTATAGTAGTATAATTATGAAGAAGAATAGAAAATTTATTAAACATAAAACTACATTCAGTATGAAGTCTTATTGGGCACCTACGCCTAATAAAATGAGGAAGATTGGAGATAGTTTACTTGGGATATTTTCTATTACATCTATGTCTAGTATGGTAATGGATAACAAAACCTTGGCTATTACATCTCTTATTATAGGTGTGGTGGGTAAGGTGTTAAGTAATTTCTTTACAGAAGAACCAGTATATATTCAAGAAGGAGAACAACAATCTGATTAATATGGAAGAACAAAAAAAAGAGGAAATATATTTTCCTAAATTAAAACCTAAGATTGATAATGCTAGCCTATTTGGTATAGTAGGCATTATTGTTCTTATAATTTTAATTGTACTTGCTATAAAAGATACAGATAAAAAGCCTATTAATGACCCTAAAGATACATTTATACAAAATGTTATTGATTCAGCAGCTAAGGATAATGTAGATTTACAAGCTAAACAATCTACACTAGATAGTATAGCTCATTCAATAGATGACAAGCTTAATGTCTTAGATGGTAAACTTAACAAGGTAAAGAATAAAGAAACTATTATACGTGAATATTATCACGATAGAATAAGTAAACCTGGAAGTTACACTCCACAACAAGTGGATTCATTTTTTAAAGACAGATATAACTATTAATATGAAAAAATTACTTACGTTTATTATTATACTATTTAGTATAACTGCTTGTGCTCAACCTAATCCAGATCCTAACACTGTCTGCATGCCTACATCTGTAGCTAAAAAGATAGCTGAAGATCTTTTAATAGGAGATTCTGCAAAAGCTAGTCTTTACAACACTATAGAAGAGCTAGGTATAACTAGAGATAAGCTATCTTTTAAAGACAGCCTTATCGTTATAGGAAAGATTAAAGAGCTTAACTATAATGAGATGATTAAGAATGAACAGATTCAAAAGAAAGCTTACATGTCTTTGTTTGAAGAATCTAAGAAACAATATGCTGATCTTTCTAAGCAATATAGAAGATACAGAGTTAAGAAAACAATTACAGATTTCTTGTTTACAGGCGGTATAGTTGCTGTAACAGGAGCATTTATATATAGATATACAAAATAAAAGTATGCTTACATCATTACAATGTCAAAAGAAATATGGTGCACCAGTGGATAGTAATCCATGGATGGTAGTATGGGATGTACCTTCTTATTTAGAAGTGGGATTTATTCCTAAGAAGCTTTATTGTAATAAAGACTTAGTAGCACCTTTAAGTAAAGCACTTACAGCTTTAATTTCTACAGGACATGTAAAAGAACTTAAGACTTGGGATGGTTGTTTTAATATTAGAAAGAAACGTGGTGGTTCTACAATGTCTTTACACTCATGGGGAGTAGCTATAGATGTAAATGCAGCTTGGAACTGTTTTGGATGTAAACCACAACTATCTGCAGGGTTTGTAAAATGTTTTACAGACAATGGATTCAACTGGGGGGGATATTGGAAAAAACCTGATGGAATGCATTTTGAATTAGATAAAATATGAGTTGTATATACATCATAAAAAACATCATAAATAATAAACTTTATATAGGTAAAGCTAGTTGTTTTATTACCAGACAAAAAGAACATTTAAGGAAATTAAAATCAGGAAAACATATAAATAAACATCTTCAATCTTCTTATAATAAATATGGAAAAGATGTTTTTTTATTTAATATTTTAGAAGAATGTGATAATTTAGTTTTAAATGATAGAGAAAAATATTGGATAAATTTTTATAACTCAACTAACGATCATAATGGTTATAATCTTATGTATGGTGGAGAAGGAGGTGTAGGAACAAGAGAAACTAAAGAAAAACAAAGTAAAGCACATGATAAACATAAAAGAAAAGTATATGCCTTTACTTTAAAAGGAGAACTTTATAAAGTTTGGGAATCTGTAAAAGAATGTTCTAGAGAACTATTTGCAAATCCTTGTGATATAAGAAGAACTATTTATCAAAAACAATATAGCTGTAAAGGTTATATTTTACAGAATATTAATATTTTTGATAATAGAGTAACTCCTTCTGAAAAGGCTAAATTAAAATTAAGAAATTCAAATGGAACCTTTAAGATCAGGTATGCACTTTCAACTTAAAACTATATAACAATGGTAAAAAATATTTTTAACTATGGATGTGGTTGTGGTAAACCAGCTGTTCCTAAACCTAAAAAATAAATAGAATGTCAATTAAAAAATTTAGACCGTCAAGCCCTGATAAAGCATTAGGCAAAATTAAAGGTGATAATGAACTAGCTAAATTTGGTCATCTTAATAGATTGATAGATGATGTAGAAACAGGTAAAGCTAATCAAGAAATTCATACTCTTGGTTATCCTTTTATAGATTATCCACGTGCTACATTATTTAATGCCGGTCCTTTATATCAGTATCCTGTTGGTATTGGAATGGGTCCTATTCCAGCTATCACTCTAAATAATTATAAAGTTAGAGGAATGCTTCCTTATAGTGGAAGTTCTGTAATTAGTCAATATCTTGGTACAATTAAGATTATACCTACTAATGAATTTTATGGAGGTCCTGTTTTATTTCCTGGTAAATTAACAGGTATGGTAGTTGCTGCAGAAGATGGTAATTTGTTTAATCCCACTGAAGATGTTACAACTACTCCTTTAGCAGATGGTGCTCAAATGTGGGATATAGATGCTGGAGTATATAATACTTTAAATGGTGTTAAAATGATGATGTATAGTTATGGACCTTCTAATCCTATTACAGGAGAAATTAATTATGCTCTTGTATTAGAAGCTTATGGTACTATACCTACAACTGATTTAGCTATAGCTCTTATATCATATGACTTTGAAATTGTAGCAGGAAATTCTATTGTTACACTTTGGCAAGATTAATTTTTAAAACTTAAATACTATGACACAACCTTTATTTCCTAACCCCCCTGCTCCTAAACCGGTATCTGAAAAAGTACAAGAGATATTGGATGCTTCTAAAGCTAAGTTAGAAGCTGAACAAGCAAAATTACAATCAAAAACTATATAACTATGTCAATCAAAAAAATTAAAGCAAAAAGTCCTGATCCTTATTTAAGTAAAACTATAGGTGATAATACATTAGCTCGTATAGCTCATGTTAATCAATTAGTAGATCAAATCAACTCTACTAGTTTAGTAGGACCTGCTGGTCCACAAGGTGTACAAGGTCCAACAGGTCCTCAAGGTGTTCCAGGTCCTGTAGGTCCTGCAGGTTTAACTTGGAGAGGCTCATGGGTATCAGGTACATCTTATATTCTTAATAATGCTGTAGGATATAATGGAGCTTCTTACTTTTGTACATCAGCTACATCTGGTACAACCACTCCTAATTTAGACACAACACATTGGGCTTTATTAGCTTCTCAAGGTGCTATAGGTCCAGCTGGAGCTACAGGTGCTCAGGGTCCAACAGGACCACAAGGACAAGCTGCTGTTAATGGTACGTTACAAACTGTAACTGATAATGGTAATAATAATACAACAAATAATATTTATTCAAAAAATAATAATTCAATTGTAGGAGTTAAGTCTAATGATAACAGACCAAGAGCGTACATGTCTCATTTTGGAAACAGTGGATATCTTACTCTTTTCACTCCTATTTTAGATGAGGGAACTATAAAAGTAAATAACATAACTGCAAATAGAGATTATCAGCTTCCTGATGCAAGTGGAACATTAGCGTTAGAAAAATATAAGGTTTATACAGCATTACTAACTCAAACTGGAACAGCTGATCCCACTGCAGTAGTTTTAGAAAATACAACAGGACAAACAATAAATTGGATATATGGTGGATTTCCAGGTTATTATATAGCTACATATTCTTCAACATTTGATCCTCAAAAAACATTTATATTAATAGGATCTGGTTCTATGAGCATTAACCAAAATATTAGTTTAATGGCTGGAATTGGTTTTAGTAATAATCTAATAGAGATATTTGCAGCAACTTTAAATAACCCTTCTCAAGATAATGTATTAAAAAATACTGCAATAGAAATTAGAATTTACCCTTAAAAATAAAATACTATGTCAAAAAAAAGAGCATTTGTAAGGTACAGTAAACAAGGAAAAATTGTACCTGGTAGTTTGATCTTAACAGCAGGAAGTTTTCCTCAAGGACCATCTACATGGAATGAAGTTCCAGCAGACTTATGTTGTACAACTTCTCTCTATCCACCCAATCCAGCAGCATACACAACCTTTGTTAGAAATCAATATGAAGGTGCTACATCAGCTTTTAGATTTGCACAAGCTGCTAAAGAGTTTATTAAAACTCAAGGATATGATTATAAAGATGTACTTCTTAGTACAGATGTATGTTCAGATGATGTCAATGCTGTTGAAAACATTGGTAATCTTGGACAAACTTCAGCACAACAGTCTAGTTTTCTTGGACCATTCTTTGGTGCAGGATTAGCAGGTTATCCTCATACAGGTGTATTAGGATTACAAGCTTGGGCTTCTCATATTACAGCTAATGGAGCTTTGTTTTTAATTAACACTCCTCATATAGGTATATCACAAGCGGGTAATGTAGGACGCATGTGGAGAAAAGGTAAAACTCAAGCTCAATCTTTAACAGACAATACATGTGGTGCTGTTGCTACAGCTGCTACATGGGTGATAGGTAGTGCAGTTGCTCCAGTGTATAATACAGGAGTGTTTGCTAACAATGATCAACATTATAAACTTTGTTCTATACTATTTGCTAATAGAGCTACTATTCTAGCATCTTATAATTTTGTAGCAACCCCTTCATTATATGGAGCTTCTATGAAATATTGTACAGAACGAATTAGAATAGCAGGTGATACATTCTTAACAGGGGCATCTGGTATAATAGCAGCTAACGTAGGAGCTAATGTAGATGTATTCTATTGCAGTGGTACATTTATTAATGCAGATGATGGATATAATGCATATGTAGATGTCAATTCTTTTAAGAAGTATAATTCTACAGATAGTCCAGTGTGGACAGACTTAACAGTACAATTTCAAAGCATTTTATAAACACAATGGCTAAATCATTAGGAGAAACTAGAAAACTTACATTTGGTAAAAGGAAGAAAGGATCTGCTAAGAAAGCTTTTAATAAGCATTCTCCTAGACCTAAGAAATATCAAGGACAAGGACGTTAAACTAATAAGAGAGCATCACAGAAATGTGAAGCTCTCTACTAGTTTTCATCATAACCCCCTATGACTATTTTATTATGAAACCTCTTTGGTCCACTTTACTAATGGTGGTTCCATTGAATACAATCACTTGTTCTTTTTCAGAATACTGTTCAATCACCTCATCACGGAATCCACTGAACCTTGATCCCTGAACACCGATGAAAAATGCTTTATCAGAATAAATAGAGCAATGATCTTCTGCATCTGTAATAATAATAGCATTTAAACCATTCTTTACAACTTTGGCTACAGCTTTATCAATATCTGTACCACCTCTGTCATCTATCATTGCAATACTAACAAGATCACTACCAATCTTTTTTACTACATTCTCAAAGGTGTAGATGTCATTCAACATATCCATCTCTTTAAGCTTATATGCAAAAGATTTACAGAAATCAAGCTTGCTGATATAAGATCCATCATCTGTTTTAACACCACAATCTGAAGCCATGGATCCTGATATATCTATATAAAGATCTATCTTACCCACTTTCTTGGTGTCTTTAATCATTACATCTTCAATCATTATCTTTCTAAGACTAGGATGTAACAACATAAAGTCATCAAGACCTCCAATGTTATCAGAATTGAACAAGTCATCATACGTAGTTTCTTCTCTAGCAGAAAAATAACTAGCAGATTTATCCATTAGCTTTTTAATCTTTTCTTTAAGATTACCTAAAGATAGTTTCACCCTTTGGATATCCTTGGCTATCCTGTTTAAGAACTGACCATCTAGTTTAGAAGCTTCTTCACTTTTGTTAGAAGACTCAAACATTTGATCCTGTTGCTCATCAGACATTGCATCATCAAGTGTTTTACATGTATTTTGTGCATCATTAACAGCTTGCTCTAACATGTTTTTAGATAGAGCGTTGTCTAGCATTTTATCCATTGCGTCATCTGCTTTGTCATTACTAAACTCATCTCCACCATTTTTGAGATTTTTCATTATATCTTCTGCTGCTTGTTCATCTTGAAACTTCAACATAGCAAGTTGTGAAACATAATATCCTACAATGTTCTTCATAAAAATAGCCGACTTAAGCTGACTATTTTCTGACATGATTTTACCTACAGGATTATTAGCTCTTTCTAAGAACTTAAATTTACTGTGGTTTTTTTCATCTCTGTCTTCAAATTCAAGTTTTTCTATTTTGTTATAGTACATCTTGAAAATGTCTCTAGCTAAATGTTTAGGAAACTTATTCTTATAAATATCAGCAACTTCAGCATAAAATTTATTAAAATCTGGTTTCTTATCATCTGGGACTTTTCTATACGCAGAACCACTTTTGAATCTATCAAAGGTTTGTTTATAAGATTCTTTGTTTTCCATATGAGTTCTCATAATAGAATCTATTCTAGCCTCATCTAAATAATGAAGATTTGGTGTAACAATATCTGGTTTTTTGTAGAAATTTACTTTTCCAAATAAACCTTCACTGTCTTTATAATGGGATTTAATTTCTCCCTTCTTTACTTTCTCTAGAATGGTATATACATTCTTGTAACTTTTACTACTTGCCATAATTATTAATTTAAATAAGGGGTACCAAAAATTAGTACCCCTTTATTAGTTTATTAGAATGCTGATTCAGGAGAATCTTCTAACATAGCATCAAACTCTTCTGAAGATTGATAATCTTTACGAGCTGGATGATCAGCTAAAAGATACTGCATAGATATTTCTATCTCCTCCACTTGACCTTCATCCATAATACCTCTAGAAGTGTATGTATTAATCAAACCTTCTATCTCAGCTATTGCTAGTTCTAAAGATTCGTTAGTACTGTGAGAACGTAACATCTCCACTTTAGACATTACAGCTTTAACTTCTGGACTCATCAACTTGTTCTGTAATTCAGAACCGGCTGTTTGACCAATCATTATCTGAGCTGTCTTTACCAAAGCTTTGTCAATACTAATATCCCATATATAACTTACAGCTTTAGCCAAACTTGGTACAAAAGTCAATGTACGATCTGAACTAGATTGATAACCCACCTCAAGATATTTTTCCATCTTCTTCACTGGAACTTCTAAATTAGCCATCTCAGCCTTATTAGGAATACCAATAGAAAACTTCTCACGATAGTCTCTAGCACCTTTCTCATAATACTTTACAAGCTCACCTGTGGTTACACGGTTCACAGTCATCTTCAACATAAATCTATCCCAGAATGGACTTCCCATTTCTTCTTTAGGAATTTCATTACAAGTGGCTACAAACAACTTCCATTTACAAGGAATCTTGTGTTTACCGTTGAATAAGAACTTCTCGTTCATTACACCCAACATAGCATTACGGATAGCTGAACTAGCTTTGTCCACCTCATTGATTACTACAATCTCAGCATCTGCAATGGGAGTGCTAAGTTCATACTTGTTATCAGTGAACAACTTACCTAAATCTGGAATACCTTTAATCTCTGATGCTTTAGTACCTTCGTCAGTCTCTAGTACATACATTTTGTTTGCAAAATCATCTGCAGTCATTTTACCATCTTTGTTTAACCAAGCTTTGGCATATTCTATAATAGTCTTGGTTTTAGCTACTCCTGGGTTTCCTACCAATAATAATGGTAATCCTGTAGCTTCTGCTAATGCCAGCATTTTAAATACTTCTTCCTTGTTAATCAAAGAAGTTTCAATGTTTCTTACTTCCTGTGTAGTCTTCTTAGTGATAGACTTTACTGCTTTTGCCATGTTATGGGGTTTTGTTTTTATTGTTTGTTGTATTATTGGTTGCTCTACAAATTCAAATGTTTCTTCTCCTATGAATCCATCATATCCATAGTAATGTCCATCAGGATACTGTTGACTATTACCTATAGGAGGTGATACTTTATACCCTGGTTCACCTGAGTAATATCCTGTTTCTATAACAATTACTTCTACTCCAGCATCTTCAGGACCTACTCCTAATCCATGTTGTATTACTTTTACTCTATCTCCTACTTTAAATTTATATTGAGAATTTATATGAGCTCCATACGTTGAGTTTGTAGCAATACCAAATGAAGGATGTCTAGGACTTTTAATTTCTACTGAACTATATAAGTTATGTGGTGCTGGTAACCATCTATGTACACCATTATTACCTGTAGTTATGGTATACATTCTTCCATCATTACCTTGTTTAATTGTGCCTGGCATATACCATGTAGCACTATCTGTAGGACTAGGTCTATTTAATTGTTTTGACATATCCAAATGTGCTTGATTAAAGGTTGGCAAAGATGTCTGCTGCTTCTGTAGTACCCACACTTGATGTTTGGGAAACCACAGGAACCACTGGTTGTTGTGTTGTACCATTTGCCCTGGTAATTTCATTTCTGCTGGTGGAGGCGGGTAATTGTGTATCATCTATGATGTTAAAAATTGTAATACTAGTTTCTGCATCCTTTAATGCTGGATGTTTTCTAATCTTTGCTATTTCTATAGGGTTAGCTTTGTATTTTTCTTCTATAGATCCGTATCCAAGGTCATCTTTCTTAAGCCATGTAAAACCATCATTAAGATCACTTACTAATTGACTTACAGTTAAGTCTACTTTTTGAATTGCCATGTTAATTGTTTTTAAATTTACCAATTGATTTTAAATTCTGGTCCGTTGTTTCCTTCTATAATTCTATTAGTTTCATTCCATACATTATTACAATCCCAAACGTTTGTACCATTATGGGCTGCTGATGCTGGATGAGATGCTTTAAGAACATAGTGATTAGGACCAATTAATCCTTCTAATTCTTGTGCTTGTTTACCTAGTAGGATGAATACTAGTCCACTGTCTGTAAAATTCAACATATCTACTAGATATGAAATGAAATCTTTCCATATAGGAGTGTGAGATCCCACCTTATCTATTTCACAAGTAAGAGCTGAGTTAAGAAGTAACACTCCTTGTTCTGCCCATCTAGAAAGATTGGGATCATGTGCGGTATCATGTGCACCATCATGTACGGTGTTATCTATAGAATCAAATATAAATCTAAGACTGGTTTGTGCCTTACCTGTATTACTACAACTAAATGCCATTCCATCAGCTACGTTTATATATGGGTAAGGATCTTGACCTACAAGAACCACCCTTAAACTTTTTATAGGGCATTTTTCAAATGCATTAAATACATTTTTAAGAGGAGGAGTAAATCTTTTACCCTCTTCTCTTAATTTATATAAGGTGTTAAGGATTTTGTCAAAGTCTGAACTTTGTACAAATCCTCTAAGCATGTGAGCCCAACCAGATGGCTGAAGCTTTTCTATCATCTTAAGTTTAACTTCTTCAAGATTAATTTGTTCTGTCACAATTTTTGTTTAAATTTGTTACAAAAATATACACTATGGGTAATAAAATAAAAATGCTTAAACCTGATGCTATAATTACACTTAAAATGGGTACAGCCTTCATAAGAAGAGTGCAAGATGCTTTATTAGACGTATCTGCAGGTAAAACAGAAGAGGATTTAGCAAATCTTCATAGTTTAATAGAAAAGAAAGAAGAATTAACAGAACCTTGGATGAACACTGTGTTTACATTATCACTACTTGTAAAAAGTATTGAAGAAGAAGGAATGTCACAAGGATTTGTTTACGAAGAAGATGTAGATAAACTTAGTTAAGAACAAATCCCACTTGTTCTCCAATTTCTATTGCTGCTTGTATGGCAAGTGAAAGTTCTTCTCTAGAACAATCACCAAATGATTTAGCTAGAAAGTATTCTTTACCACTCACTTCTCTTGCTATACATAGTCCAGCTCTGTCTTTAATTAAAAGTTTCATATTTTCGGATGTCTCTCCAATGTGTGTAGCTAATTCTTTAATCATAACATGAAGCTTGGCTAGCTGTGGTAATGTCCCATCATCATGTTGTAGTTCATAGAAGAATTCTACAACAGCTCCATCAGGTAATCTAGATACAAACAATTCATGTTGTTTCATAGCTCCTATAGTGAGAGGTTTAAGAATCCCTCTTTCTTTTTTATACTTACCGTTTAAATGGCTCATACATCAAAATATTTTATTTTAGATTGATCAAAATCTTTAAGTGCTTCATCCACCCATTTTTCATCTACAGTGTTTTTATAACATAATATATGAATAACAGATGTTTCATCTGGATTAAGTCTTAGAAGTCTACCTATTCTTTGAGAACTTTTACGTTCATTACCATAAGCATGCATAATTACACCTGCTCTAAGTTCTGGTATGTTTACACCTTCACTAAGTTGTAATACACAACTAAGTTCTGATATATTTCCATTTTTAAATTCTTGCAAGTTATTTTCTGACTCCGGATTTTTAGAATGATATGAATATTTACACATTTGATTAGCTTGATCTTGTGTATTACAAAACACTATGCATTTGTCATCTATGTCTGATAGAAGTTCTTTTGTATATTTTTCTTTAGTTTTAAATTCCATCATAGCTTTCATTCTCATAACGGCAGCTATCTGTGTTTGTTTTTTACTTACAGAATCCATTATACGCTGTGTCCAATATGCATAATTTTTAGCCTCTGATGTAAAGAATGATTTATCTTTAAGCTTCACTTCAATTGTATTGTCTGAAGACAGATTCATTTTATGCACTATAATTTTATAGTCATTTAAAATGTCATCACCTACAGCTACATCAGTGGTGTATTTATACATTATAGGACAATACTTATGTACTAACATTCCTTTCTCAGAATTAACATGTCGTGGTGGTGTACCTGTTAGTCCTAGTATTCTACCTGTGAACATTTCTAAAAATGGAAGAGAGCTTGGTAATAAACTATGACATTCATCTAACACTAGTACATCGTATATGTGAGGATTCTTTTTATATAATGATAGGTATGTAGTAAATTCTATATTGTCTACATCTATATCAAACTTAATTGCATCATTCCTCCAAGAATCAAATATGGAAAGCTTAGGTGCTACAACGAGCACCTTAAGCTTCCTCATATTCTTTCCCTGTAATTCATCTACATATTTAAGTCCAATAAGAGTTTTACCTACACCCATACTTACAGCTAACCCACAACGTTTTTGTTGTAAAGCTATATCTAAAGCATCTTGTTGTACTTCTTCTCTTTTGTTCATAATAATAAAATTAGCTGTTCTGGTACAGCAAAACCCCCCTGATTACTTTGTCATGCATGAAAACAATCCCCCCAGTTAGTATGCTACACAACGTGCAAGTAATCTATGTCTACACCAACCCCGAGGCAAGGGTACAAGGCTTTATTCAGCATTCTGGGGCTGTAAGCTTTTAATCAAATACTCTTTGTACTGTATTATCAAATGGATTAAATTCCACTTGGTTATAAGATCTGTATTTTCCTTTAGGAAACACCATCTTATCATGTTCGTCATGAGTAAGAATACCCATGTCATTTAGCATAAATGTAATGCTGTCTGTAGTTTGTTCATACTCTATATTAGATTTACTATCTAATACATGTTTTTTAATTTGACCTATAGCATCCCTACCTTCTCCTTGTCCTAAAATAAGACGTTTACTTTTCTGGTTCATAATATTTAATTTTAAATTGTTTATTAACTATTTTAATAATTCCCTTAGCTGCTGATTTTATAGTGCTATTGCTTACTTTACAAAAAACTGCAGCTTCCCCTACTGAATTAAAAGAATGAGTAATTGTGTTATAAATATTTTCTACAATAACCATTTTAGAATTAAAATGAATAAGTGGTTTTAGTAGATGATCTATATTTGAAGTATAACTCCAATAAAAACCTTTATAGCTTCTAGATATTCCTTTACAACATTTACCTATTGCACTATGACAATATCCAGTATATCTTTCTATTTCCTTAGCCCCAATCCATTCCTTAATAAAAAGACCATCTTTAGAAAATTGATATACTTTTTTTGCATGAGTCTGAAACTTAGATCTATCTTCTTCTGTCCATTCAGTAATATGTGTTTTATACATTTTAGAATTAGTTAAATTTACTAAACTATTAATTAGGTCTACTTCTTTAAGTTGAGCATCATTAATATTATCAAATGTAAATAACTCTGTAATTACTATTTCTTCAGAATTAGAAAGTACTTCTAACATCCATTTAGTTTTAGAAGACATTTGACCATTTAATGCTGATCTAAGATCATACATGTGTTGCCTTTTTCTTCTAGATAATGTACCTTTAGTAATACCTATATACTTTGCAGTTTCATCAGTAGATGTATGTAATTTATATATCTTCCACATTTTTTTAGTTTTTATACAAGAACAATTCTTTTAGCTTTTGTCATTTTATATTATTTATTTGATTAAAAAAATCTATTAGTGAATATACACAGATAGCAAATAGACTAACTAGTACCACTATTCCAACTATTATTAATTCTTCCATAATATTAATCGTTTATGTCTTCCCAATGATCAAAGTTAAAATCTCCATTTTCATACAAACTTTCTAACATACTTTCAAGTTTGTCATTAACTTCATCTAATGGACCATAAGCTCTACCTGCTTTGAAAGCAGCTTCTGCTAAATTATCACATTCATCAATAAAGCCTACATGTCTTAGTGCAGAGCTTACTAAGTCTTTAAGCTTGGCTAAATCTTTATACAATACTTCTGTTTGAATCTGTTGTTCTTGTTCAAACTGTTTTGTTAATTTAACATAATCTGCTTGTTCCATAAATGGTACAGTTTCTGTTGTTGTTTTTGGTTTTCTACCTCTAGGCATAATTTTTATTTTTTAGGTTTGATTAAATTTTCTTAAAAGTTCTTGTCTTCTTTTCTGAGCTTCACTCATTTTTCTTTTGGTTTCATCTGACATCTTTTTACCTGTTAAAGCTTTTCTCATTTTTTCAATAGTTTCTGGAGTTCTAGGTCTTCCAGTAAAATATTGTTTTATTTTTAATTTTGCTTCTTCAGTGTGTAATCTACCAGTACTAGCTAAACTAATTTTCTTTTTAGTTTCCTCAGAAGCAGTTTTACCTTTTTGAATTTTACTAAGTTTTATTTTAGTTTGCTCAGAATGTCTTCCATTATGCCCTGGTTCTTTTAAATTTAACATCTCACAACCAACTTCTTTAAATTGAGACCAATAAAATATTTCAAAGTTATTTAAAACAGATTGGTGTACATCTTTTGGTAATTCATAAACTACTTCAAAGAAATGTTTATCCCATCCATGTGATATAAAAGAGCTATATAATTTAGCTTGACCTTTACATCTTAAATTCTTATAATTATTTTTTCTACCTATTATATCTACACTTTGTCCAATGTAAATTTTTCCAGTTGGAGATGTTATTTTATAAATACCAGTCATAATTTTATAGGTTAAGTTTCACTTGTTATTAATGAGAGATACTGCTCTTTTGTTAAATGGTAAGGATTTGTTTCTACAGAAGTAGAACTTTCTTTTACCACTATAATGTCTCCCTGTCTATATATTTTTTCAGGATCTGTAATTGAAATACGTACTGTCCAAGCAATAGCTCTGATAGCATCTGCACTAGCTTTTGTTGCACCTTCACTAGATGACCACCAGCTTTCTCCTAATGCTGCCCATCTTGGTACATACAACCAATACTCTCTATTAGTGGTAGTACACCAACATCTTACAGCATAGATATGATCTCTTGGTTCATTACCCCATCTATCAGTAGTAAACATTTTCTTAGCATCTATTTCATAGAGCTCATACACATCTTCAAACTCATGTATATACTCATTAAACTCATCATCCCATCTAGTTCTTTTCTTCTTGATAGTTTGTTTATCTAGAAGAGTTGGATCTAAACTCTTAAACAACTTCTCTATACCAATAGCATCAAAATACACTCTTCTGTCTTCTGTATTTTCTTGTATTAAAGCATCCTGTATACTAACTGTTTCTATAAGAGGCCACATACTAGATACAAACTCTTCAAAGTCATTTAGACTTTCGTGTGTAATTACTGCCTTCTGAAAATCTCTATAATCATCTTGATACTTTGTCTTCCAAAGTTTAAGGGCTGTACTTAAGTCAAACCCTTCTCTACCATTAACTATATAAGTTTGTTTTGCGTAGTCCATTATTCTGTATCGTTTAATTGTTCATCAATAGCTGTTGCTGTTTCTTCGTCTAATTCTAGCACTATATTCTTTTCTATGTTATCCATTACACTAAACTCTACTCGTTTTATATAAAAGATTAAATCATCACCAGATTCTACAGCAACTTCTCTGTCTAATATCCAGCTATCTCCACAATATCTAAACTCTTTGTCATTAGTACCAGACTGATAATTGTTAAATACATCATCAAAATCTTTCTTTAATTCTTGCTCTAAGTTACTACAAAATGTTGTATGTTCCTCAGTTAAAAAGCCATTTTTTATAAGAAATCTTACTGATGTATCACATTCCTCATCATGATTACATTCCACTTCTACATGTAGTGTATCAAACCATAATTTCTTTGGTACTGTAATACCAATGTTTATATCTTCAACATCATTTTCTTCTTCACCATAGTAATCTACACCAGTAAAGCTGTTAGATTCTGGATCATATATAGCTGTACCACTAGCATAAAATTCACCAGCCCAGCTTCCATAATCTAATACATCATCCATTCTGTTTACAAGAGCTCTTGTGTATTCATTATCTATATCTTCACCATCTACCTCAAAATGTACCCATCCTGAGTCATTACCACCATCCCACTTAAGGGTTAATTCATTACCTTGTTCATGTTGTTCTTTGCACCATTGTACAATTGATTTATTTTCCATGTTTAGTTTTTAAATGTTCAATTACATATCTTGTTTCATTTTCAGCCCATGTAATAATTTCTTCCTCTTTATTCAAATTATGTTTAAATAACTCTAAAGCTAAATGCATCATTTCATGGTTTACTAATAGAATTGTATCTACAATATTATTACATCTTTGAAGATTAATAAAGCAAAAGTCTGTACCATCTATTGGACTTTTATTAGTTAAACCTGCTATGTATGCATCTTCAGGAGTGTTGTTATAACTTTTACAATCCACATGATTTAAACCATGCATTTCTTTAACGTTAAAATATTTAAACAATTCACACGAGTTTTCTCCTAACAAAAGAGTATAATCTTTTCTTTTGATTGATGTCATAGTTAAAGTCTTGTTACGTGATCTAATTTTTCATCTGCAATATCTCTCATGAGTTTTCTACCTTCTCCTGGTTTATACATCCA